TTATGCCCAAAGAACTCTCCAAGTCACCGCATCGTCTGGAATTACTCTTACTAATGCTGATGGTGTTTCTGGTAATACTACAATTAACGTTGCTAGTGCATCTTCTAGTGCTGCAAACAACCTCGTCTTAAGAGACGGATCTGGTAATTTTGCTGCAAATGATATTACTGCTGATCTAATAGGTAATCTTAAAGCAACAAATTCAACCGCAAAGAATCTAAATCCTCTTCTTGATTCTACCTATAGTTTAGGTACTAGTACTTTACAATGGGTGAATATCCATGCTGATGAAGCAAATATTGATACTGTCGTAGGTGATTTAACTGGAGACGTAACAGGTAATCTTAAAGCAACAACCTCAACCGCAAAGAATCTAAATCCTCTTCTTGATTCTACCTATAGTTTAGGAACTACTCTTATTAGATGGTCGAACGGTTATTTTGATGATATAAATGCAAGTGGAACTATCACAGGTGATTTATCTGGAGACGTATCAGGTAACCTTGTAGCAACAAATTCAACTGCAAAGAATCTAAATCCTGCTACAGATTCTCTCTATAGTTTAGGAACTACTCTTATTAGATGGGCAAATATCTATGCTGATGATATTACTGTCACTAATACTGTTACAGGTGATGTCAATGGTGATCTCTCAGGTAACCTTGTAGCAACAACCTCAACCGCAAAGAATCTAAATCCTGCTGCAGATTCTACCCATAATTTAGGTACTACTCTTATTAGATGGGCAAATATCTATGCTGATGATATAAATGCAAGTGGAACTATTACAGGTGATTTATCTGGAGACGTAACAGGTAACCTTTTAGCAACACAGACTAGCTCTAAATCTATAGCTCCTGCCCAAGATTCTTCCTATAATTTAGGTACTACCATTCTAAGATATGCAAATATCTATGCTGATGATATTACTGTCACTAATACTGTTAATGGAAATGTTAATGGCGACGTAACAGGTAACCTTCTAGCAACTACTACTAATTCTAAATCTATAGTTCCTATTGATGATTCTTCTTATAATCTAGGAAGTAGTATTAAAAGATGGGCAAATATCTATGCTGATGATATTATTGCAGGTGGAACTATTACAGGAAATGTTAATGGCGACGTAACAGGTAACCTTCTAGCAACACAGACTAATTCTAAATCTATAGTTCCTGAGTCAGACTCAACTAGAAGTCTAGGAAGTAGTATTAAAAGATGGGCAAATATCTATGCTGATGACATATCTGCAGGTGGAACTATCACAGGTGATGTCAATGGTGATCTCACAGGTGACCTTCTCGCAACACAGACTAATGCAAAGAGCATAGTTCCTGATTCAGACTCAACTAGAAGTCTAGGAAGTAGTATTAAAAGATGGGCAAATATTTACGTTGATGATATTACTGTCACTAATGCTATTTCTGCTACTGTCAATGGAACTGCAACTCAAGCAGCAAATCTTAATAACCATGATACTGATGCTTTATCTGAAGGATCAACAAATCAATATTATACAGAAGCAAGAGTTCAAACAAAACTTGATCATGCATTTGAACAGTTAAGTGCGATGCTTAATAATCTTGCAACATCTACAACTCTTACACTTAATCTTTCTGGAGATCCTACACCAGGTGCTGTTGTTTCAACATCCGTTTCTAATGGTGGTGGAGGAGGATTCTCTAATGCTACTGCGGTTGCAACATCTGGTGGAACTGGATCTGGATTGACTGTTGACACAACCGTTGATAGTAATGGAAATATCACTGCTGCTGCAGTTAACGCAGGTGGTTCTGATTATCTAATCTCAGATACAGTTACAATTACGAACGCAAATGCAGGTAAAGCACTAACACTTAACTTAGCATCTATCGTTGGTGGAACTGGATATGTTACTGGAACTGGAATCGCAGTCACTGGAGGAAATGGATCTGGAATGACTGCTGATATTACAGCAAATGCTGGTGTCCTTACAAACATTATCATTAATGCTGGTGGAACTGGATTTACTGCTGGTGACACAGTAACTATTACAAATGCAAACGCAACTAATATTAAGACTTTAGGATCTATCGCGACTGCAGGTACTGGATACTCAGCATTGACAGCAGTCGCCACTTCTTCAAGTGGATCTGGAACTGGTGCAACCGTTGATCTTACTGTTGGTGCAAACGGTGCAGTTACAGCTGTTGCTCTTAACGCTGCAGGATCTGGATATGCTGCTGATGAAGTTCTAACTATCACAAATGCAAACGCAACTGGTGTTAATACTCTTGGTTCATTCAGCGATGCAGGTACAGGATATGCAAACGGAACTGCTATTACTACAACATCCTCTGGATCAGGAACTGGATTGACTCTTGATATCACAACTTCAAATGGTGTTGTAACAGGAGCAACAATTAATGACGATGGATCTGGATATGCAGCAGATGAAGTTATAACTATTGTTAATGCTAATGCTTCTGGAATTAAGACTGTAGGTAACTTTGGTGCAACTGATGCAGCAAGAACTCCTGGCACTTATACCTTAGGAACATCTGATTATTCTACTCAAGCGTCTGGTGCTAATGCAACATTCACCGTTGTGATTGGCACTGGTGGAACTGTTGATTCTGTTACCGTCACAGATGATGGATCTGGATTCATTGTCAATGAAACAGTCACTGTTCTAGATGCACAACTTGGTGGTGGCGGTGCTGCTGCTCTTACATTTGATGTAACAGCAATTCATGGAAATGGAGCACAACTTCCAGTATCCGCTATACATGGAAACAGTGCTACTATACCTGTTTCTGCAATTCATGGTAATGGTGCAACAGTTGATATCGCTACCGTTGCAACTAACGCAACATTAGCACTCTCTGACATCACAACAATGGAAATCGGAGCAACTGTCACAGGAGCAACCAGTGGAACTACTGGAACTATCACTGCTCTTGGAACTAATCAAATTACCGTTAATAATGTTGATGGATTCTTCAAAAAAGGAGAAACTGTCGCTGCTAATGATGTTTCTGCCTTGACTATTAATTCATTCAGTTAATAACAAATGTCTGCTACTAAACCAGCTTCTAAAACAGAACTAAAAGACTATGCTCTTCGTAGATTAGGATATCCTACGATAGACATTAACGTTGCTACAGAACAATTAGATGATCTAATTGAAGAAGCAATCGATTACTACCAAGAGTATCATTATAATGGTAGTTACAAAACCTTTATGAAGATAGAGGTTACAGACGCTATCAAGACTGCTGCAACAGGATTTACAACTGTATCAGGAACTCCTTGGTCTGAAATGGATAACTATGTTGATTTACCACCAGGTACTTTAGGTGTCAATCATGTGTATTCACAGATTGGTGCATCTAGCATTGTGCCAGGTAATATTTTCAATATTAAATATCAAATCTTTTTGAATGACATCTATGCTATGACGCATGGACACATTTTACATTACTTCTTAACTTCACAGTATCTTGAAACTCTTGATTGGGTTACAAACTCTCAAAGAGATCGTAGAGTTAGATTTAATGAACATCAAGGCAGATTATATCTTGATATGGATTGGGCAGACTTACAAGCAGGTGATTTTATCTTAGTTGAAATGTCACTAAGGCAAGATCCAACTACATATACTAACATGTTTAATGATAACTGGTTGAAAGATTACGTTGAAGCATTATTCATGCAGCAGTGGGGAAGAAATCTAAGTAAGTATGATGGCATACAAATGCTAGGTGGAGTAACCCTTAATGGTAGAAGAATTTTAGAAGATGCTAGTCAATTCAAGAAAGACCTTGAAGAGACACTTCGTACAACATATGAACTTCCTCCTTTAGACTTAGTGGGGTAATCACTAATGGCTATTTCTAACTCACCAGCACAAGATTATAATCAAAGTGATTATAGTAATAGTGCACGTTTACAAATAAACGGATCTGCACAAGAGCAGAAATTTTTTGAAAATTTATTAGTTGAAACTATTGAAATTTATGGGCAAGACATTTACTATGTTCCGAGAACGATTGTTAACAAAGATACGGTCTTTGGAGAGGACTCGGATTCGCAATTCGATAGTGCAAGAGCGATTAGAGCATATGTCAATAATGTTGAAGGATGGGAAGGACAAGGTGAGTTACTTAGCAAATTTGGAGTCCGTATCGAAGACAAGACAACTTTTATATTCTCCCGTGAAAAATTTAAAGAAAAAGTTGACGACCTTGAAGTCCTTAATGTCGAGGGACGACCAAACGAAGGAGATTTAATTTGGTTTCCCGTAACAAAGCATTTATTTGAAATTAAATTTGTAGAAGCAGAAAGACCATTTTATCAATTAGGTAAAGGATATGTTTGGGAATGTCAATGCGAACTCTTTGAATACAGCGATGAAGATATCGACACTGGAATCGCAGAGATCGATGCAGTCGAAACTGCATTTGCTAATGCTATTACAGTTAACTTTGCTCTTGGAGGCTCTGGTGATTTCACAGTTGGTGAAATCGTTGCAGGTGGAACATCTAATGTAACTGCAGAGGTTAAGGCATGGGATTCTTCAAATAGACAGTTACAGGTATTCAATAGGAGTGGCATCTTCAGCGTCCCTGAGACGGTCACAGGACAGACTTCTGGTGCTGCTTGGACATCTGCATCCTATAATACCCTAAATAACGTTAATACTGCTAATACTATCGATCAGAACTACGACTTTGAGACTCTGGATGACGATATTATTGATTTCACTGAAGCAAATCCATTTGGCACTATTGGTTCAACTACTGACGATACAATCTAATGTTAGGTACTTACGCATATCACGAAATTTTTAGGAAGACAATCGTTGCTTTCGGAACGTTGTTTAACAATATTGAGCTTCGTCGTAATGATGAAGTGATGAAGGTTCCACTTGCATATGGTCCTAAACAAAAATTCTTAGCAAGACTTGATGCTGTTCCCGATCCAACTAATAAAAGGGTTCAGATTACTTTACCTAGAATTGGTTTTGAGATTGTAGGTATTACATATGATCCAACTAGAAAAGTTGCTCCTACTCAAAAAATTAAGATTCCAAAATCATCAACTAAGAACTCTAATGTATTCATGCCAGTTCCTTACAATATTGATTTTGAACTAGCAATTATTTCTAAAAACCAAGAAGATGGTTTACAAATTTTAGAACAGATATTACCATTCTTTCAACCTCATTATAATCTAGCAGTCAAATTATTACCTTCAATGAATGAGACAAAGGATGTTCCAGTTGTCTTACAATCTATTGATTATGAAGATAGTTATGAAGGAGATTTTGCTACAAGAAGAGCAATCATATACACTCTAAGATTTTCTACAAAAACTTTCCTATACGGTCCTGTTACAGAGCAGAAAGTTATCAGAAAGGCAATTACAGATATCTACGCAGATACAAATACTTCTACAGCACCAAGAAATATTCGTTACCAAGCAACTCCAAAATCACTTGTTGATAGAGATGGTGTTGTATTAACTACATTATCTAATCTAATTGATGACAATGATAGATTAATTACTGTTGCTAGTGCAGCAGGTATTAGTCAGTATCAGGAAATTCAAATTGGATCTGAGGTAATGCATGTTACTAATATAAGTGGTAATGATCTTACAGTAACTAGAGGATATAATAGCACTACTGCTGCTGCAGCTGCTGCAGGTGCAAATGTATTCTTAATCGATAGTGCAGATGATAACCTAATGGATTCTGATGATGACTTTGGATTTGGTGAATTATATTCCGAGTTCACAGATCAAAAGAAACGTAATCCTGTAAGTGGTAATGATGAGGCAATCTAATGACAAATCCTTTCGACGGTTTGAATGATGCTTTTGGTACTGAACCTTCAGAACTCCAAAAACATGTTGAAAAAGTAAAACCTGTTTTGAAAAAAACAGATAATGAAGATGTTCAACAAGACTATGAAGTCTCTCGTGCTTCATTGCATAGTCTAGTGATGAAAGGACAAGAAGCAGTGGATGGTATATTAGAAGTAGCACAAGCATCTGATCATCCTCGTGCATATGAAGTCGCAGGTCAACTTATTAAAAACGTAGCAGATACTGCTGATAAGTTAATAGATCTGCAGAAAAAAATGAAAGAATTGGATTCGGAAGATAAGAAAAACACACCCTCTACAGTTAATAATACTATGTTTATTGGTAGCACTGCAGAGTTACAAAAAATGTTGAAGAAACAAAAAGAGATAAATAAAGAGGACAAGAAATAACTAGACACGACAATGCCTGTTTTAAAAGTATTAAGCACTAATACTATATCTGGATCAGCAACAGAATACCAAGTAGTGCAAACAGGATACTATAGAGTTGTTGCAACTGCAGGAGCATCTACAGTATCATTTAATGGCGGACCTGCTATTACACTCGTTCAGAACGAAGCAATCCTCCTTAAGTCAGGAGCAAAACCTGGTCAAGCAACTATTGTAAAAGCAACAAATGCGAACCCTGTAGTATACACTTTAGGTTCTCATTTAGGAGAAAGAAGAGATACACACCCATTCACAGCAAATGATTTTATTGCTGTTGAAGACAATGGCACAAGTCCCGCTATCAACTCTGGTTTCTTATCAGCAGGTACAGCAGGTAAGAAAGTAGCATCTGCAACAGGTAATACTATTACATCTGATATTGATGGTTCTGGTGTTGGTGCAGCATATACTTATGCTTATGCTAACCCCCAAGCAGTTGTAAAACGTGCTGTAAAAATCACAGCAGGTTCTGCTGCAATCATCGTTGAAGAAGTTCAAGTTGTTGGTGGATAATGCTAAACGAACGGAAAAAATCTTTAGGTAGAGAGAAACCTCAAGGTTTTGGATCTCCTCAACTTGGTCCTGTTAATCAAGAAGCAGAGAGAATTATCCGTGGCATGAAGAATCAAAATGCACATAGATTTAAACGTCTATATGGCAAACGTGACAAGGAAGTCATGACACTTACCGCTAATAAATTAGCACTCAAAGATCAATTAAAGGTTATGTATTACAAAGATTTTATTGATTTAGTTGAAGGTAATCCTACTGCTAGGATGCTTTCTAAATCCAAGAAAAACGTAACTGGTCATATCTCTGCAGACAGAGGTGATGACGAGAAAAAGAATCGTGAATCTCGTAAGGGTTTAGAAAAAGATCTAAAGAAAAAAGGTATCGGATACAAAAAAGGAGTTGGTGAATATAAATATTCATCAGGTGAAGGAACTGGTCGTGAAGTCTCTTATCAAACCTCAAAACCCGATAAAATGTCCAAGCGTCGTTTCGGCAAGGTCATGCGTCGCCTTGGCAGAAAACACGGTCAAGAGTCTGTCATTACAAAAGATAAGGACAAACCTGCAAAACTCCATACCACTGAAAAGGGAAGTAAAGATAAATCCTTCTCTCTCGGTAAATCCAGAGCAGGTTCACACCCTACGGGTGCTGGCTCAACTTCGGGTAGTAAAGTCAGAAGTGGCAAGCTACCAAAGAAGACTACAAAACCATCATACCACTATAACTAATGGCAGTTAAGTGTCCTCCTAATGAAAAACGCTACTGCAGACTCTGTAAGAAAAAAGAGACTCGCGGTCAGTGTGCCTATGGTCCTCGAATGTGGGGTAGGTATTCTGTAAAGGATGCCTCTGAGACTGAGCAGAAACAAGCTGCAGAAGAATCAGGTATCACTAATGGTAATGGAAATGGTGGAAATGGTAATGGTGGTAACGGTGGCGGGTTAGGAGAAGAGTGGAAACTCGAAGAGATGATGACTAAATCACAAATCAAAAAACGAGATGAGATTGCAGATTCTATGAGCACTAGAGAATTTAACAAACGTTATGGCAAAGATCGTGGAAAGAATGTCAAGTACGCGACTGCTACTAAACTTGCTATGAAGGAGGAATCCAATGAAATTGTCGAGAAAAACAAAAGCGGTGATAGTTCTCTCCACGACTGGTTTTCTAAGAGTAAGTCTTCTGATGGGAAGCCTGGTTGGGTGCAACTCGGTGGTAAATATGCAGGAAAACCCTGTGCCAAACAACCTGGACAAACAACAAAACCCAAGTGTGGTTCCAGTAAAATGAAAAGAAACCTAAATAAGAAGGAAGAGGATGCTGCCTTCCGTCGCAAGAACAGACAAGATCCTAATCCCGATAGAAAAGGAAAAGCAATCAACGTGAAAACAGAATCTACAGAAATCCAGACAGAAGGCAAAAAAGACGCTTGTTATCACAAGGTCAAGTCTCGTTATTCAGTTTGGCCAAGTGCTTATGCAAGCGGTGCACTTGTCAAATGCCGAAAAGTTGGTGCAGCAAATTGGGGAAATAAATCTAAAAAAGAAGAATTTGAAGGTAAAAAATCTTTCCAAGAGTTTCAAGCAGAAGGAAAGAAGTGTTGGAAAGGATATGAAAAGAAAGGAACCCAAACCTTATTCGGCAAAACGTACAACCGTTGCGTAAAGAAGGAAGAACATGAACTCGAAGAAGGAGCAGCATGGACAAAAAAATCAGGAAAAAACCAGTCAGGAGGACTTAACGAAAAAGGCAGAAAAAGTTACGAACGCGAAAATCCTGGATCTGACCTTAAAGCACCTAGCAAGAAGGTTGGAAACCCCCGTAGGGCATCGTTCTGTGCAAGAATGAAAGGGATGAAAAAGAAACTAACTTCTAAGAAGACTGCTAGTGATCCTGATTCAAGAATTAATAAAAGCTTGCGAGCTTGGAACTGTTAATATATAATAGAACTTATCTACAATAACTTCCATATGGATGCATTAAAGACGGCTACATGTCCTACTTGCGGTGCACAGTGGTTAGGTGGGCAATTATATTGGGCAACAGGTAAGGAAGGAGATCCACATGACCTCGCAGGTCTAGTTTGCAATACCCTAAAAGACTATGGTTATGATAAAGAAAAGGGGTGTATAAACCCATGTAAAGGATCAACTTCTGGTCAAACATGGGAGCATAGACGGAGAATGTTAAATGAACTTGAAGATAAAGAATAAGTAATTTCTACATGTATAGATAGTATGTGTTGAACAATTAAAATCGAGATGCTAAAAGCATTTAATGCTATTGTATTAAGTATTACAGTTGCCATCATCGATTTCTTGTATAAAGATAGAGACTTCCAAAGATTTTGGGTGCTTGAGGAGATAGCTCGAGCACCCTATTTTGCGTTTTTGAGTGTACTACATTTTAGAGAATCGATGGGTCTCAGAGGACCAGAACATATTTACTTAATGGAGGAACATTTTGGCCAAACACTTAACGAAACGGAACATCTTGAACATATGGAAAGTCGGGGGGGTAATGCTTATTGGATTGATCGCATTTTTGCCAAAACTCTCGTCCTTATCTACTATTGGATTATGGTGGTTTATTACGGGTTATTTCCTATATCTGCTTATGATCTAAATGAAAGGGTAGAGTGGCACGCTGCTGAAACATATGAGAAATACTTAACAAAACATCCAGATGATAAAGACATCTCTAGAATAAGAGATGATGAAATCAAACACGCTCAAGAACTATCAAAAGCCATGGAGATGATTAAATGAGAACCTTAACTGAGGACGAGTATAAATTAGTATTAGATGCTCTTTGGAAACGTCAGCGATGTTTTATTGCAGGCGATAGGAAATTCAAAGAATACGAATCTCTTATTAAGGAGTTTGAAAATGCCAGTCTATCGTGACTATGAGATTAGACTTAATCTCAATGAATTAATTGAACACAGGATTCCAACCTGTGACTTACTGCACCCAGACCATTGTTTATCTGAAGCACAAGTGGCACAGATAGCACATGATATTAATATGGATTTGGACTTACATCCAATCTATCATCAGATTGATGATCATATCATGAGATATGTAAAGGCAGCAGGTATTGATAACTCAGACCACTGGGTTGAGAAAAAATTAAAAGATTTAGATCCATGAAAGGAATGAAACCTACAGAATCTTCTGAACAACTTATTCAACG